CCAGCAGCTTTATTTAAACGCTTATGGTATTCCTTAGTAGCTAGATCTTTCATTCGGTCAAGATCTTTTCTATCAATCCTTTTTTCACCAAACTTAACATAAGTGTCATAAAGACCTTTTAATTCCTTAGCTTCCTCTTTGCTATTATCCTCAGAAACCCCTTCTAAAGTTTTACGAGATAAAGCATTGAGCTTCTCTTCAAACTTATTCAAGTCCTTCTGCATCTTAGCATCTTTTTCATTAACGTAAGTTTTTTGCTTTTCCTCATTAGTTTCAATCTTATCTACAACTTCTTTGCGAAAAGCTTCTACTAATTTTCCCTGGTCTTCAATCAGGGATTTTACTTCTTGCTCATTACTCATTAGATTCTCCTTTTAAGTAATTAGTCGATTTAATTAGACCCTGATTGATAGACCTAAGACTTTTCAAAATCTCAGGGTCAGTTTTTGGTTCATTACTCACTGATTTAACAGCCGTAATTTCAGCTTGAGGGTTGCAAGGAAAATCTACAAAACTAACTTCATGAGGAACAAGTTCTCTCAATTCATTATATTCCTTTCCGTCTTCCGCAACTACCCACTTTTCTTTTTTAATTTCATACCCGAAACTCATTTTATTAACAGCACCCATCTTAAGAAGTGAGTACCCTTCCCTGCCTGTTTGCGTTTCTTGATTAATGTAACCCGTTACAAACAAACCTTTGCTATCTTCTTTAACATCCGCTACCCCAACATTGTTACGGTGGTTACTCATAAGTATCATACGGTTTCCATTTTTCTCCAAAGCTTTAGAAAACGCCCCAGGTATTACCTTATCAGAAGCTCTATCTGTATTACCAAATACAGAAGCATATCCTTCAAATACTTTTACAGGAACCCCATTAATTTCTTTATCTTCTACATAAAAATTCTTTACTTCAAATTGAAATGATCTTCTTTTCATCGGCTATAATCTCCTTATTATTGGGTTCCCTTTCAAGTTCAGCTTCCCTAGCTACATTAGTAAAATCAGGTGGTTTAACTTCTTGTTTAAACACATCTTCTCCTACCAGTTCATCATATCCCAATAATTTCCTAGCCTCATTCTTAGTAATAAGCCCAGAATCAAAAAGACTAACCGCTTGTTTAGTAACAAGATTACGGTCCCTTTTAAGTACGTCTACCTTATCCATATCAATCTCTAAACGAAATTGCCCTGAAGAAAATAAAGATAATAATTCATTATTTAAAAAACTTAATATTCTATTCATTTGAGGAATAACAGCCTCAGAATAAAGACCCGCTTTAGCTTCTTTTACATTTCCATAAGTTCTATTTTCAAAACCTAAAAGTTCAGCAGGAACCTTAAGAGCCATAGATATTTCTCTACCACTCATACTCATGACTTTTTCCCAATCCATATCAACCGCAGATAAAGTTAAAGGATGAAACTTCATCCCCCCAGGTAAGACCATAGTCTTCATTACATTATTAGGTCCCGCAGTCTTAGACTCCATTTCATTCTTAAGTATAACCCTTTGCTTCTCCGATAACCTTCCTGCATTAGATTCTAAATAACCATCCGTCTTAGTCATACGATTAAGTAAATTAGTATTCCACACACGTCCTGCATTGTTTTGATCTATAGATAAAGCACAAGAACCTAAAGGACTCATGCCTTCTACTTTTTGAAAAGGATGGAAAAACTTTAAATGAATGAGCCTCGCACCATTCCCAGAAAACAATTTATTATTAATGTAATAAAAAGTCTTATTATCAATTATTTCTATTCTAATTTCTTTAGGAGATAACAAAACTACCTGTGAAGGAGATCCTGTACTAACATCTATCCATAAATAAGCATTTCCTGATAAATAAAAATATACCCATAAATGATACATAAAATCATAATAAGATAACTTGCCTTGCCCATAATACACATTACCCAATAAATCTAAAATTTTGTGTTCCCTAACAATTTCCCTTTTCCCTTTAAATAACGACAGTTTTAAATTAGCCCCTGCATTAGCTAAAGTGTCTACACATGAAAAAATATAAGGATTTTTCTGGAATCCTTCAATAGCTAACTTTTCATAAGTTAACTCCTGCTCTGCCAATACATTAAATAAAGTATTTGAAATAGGCATGAACAAAGAAGACTTTTCATATACATTGTTAGATTCAAAAGAAACAGGTACTTCAGTAGGAATATAAAAAGTATCTCTAATTTTTTGCAGTAAACTCATTCCCTGTCCACTTATTCCTTTTAAATCCTATAACCAATCTATTAACAATGGTTGGCTTTTTAAAGCCAATCTACCCAAACTTCTTCTTGCCTCTTCATAAACTTAAGAGCTTGCGAAACACTATCCACTTGATCCTTTCTTGTAGAAGCAGGAAAAGATACTAACTCATCAATCAATATGTTAACAAAATCTTCGTTTTTTGGGAAGAAAACTTTGCCGCTTTCAAACAAATGTGATATAGCCACAGCCCTCGCTTCTTTAGATCTGCCCTCACACTTTTCAGGAACCACAGGTAAATTAGTCGATTCTTGTAAATCTTGCAACAACTGAATACCTGAAGAAGCATCTTCAATTAAAATAACATCTGCTTCCCAATTAGATTGCATATTAATAATTTGCTGCCTAAGCTCCGTATAAACACATTTCCCCCTCCAAACAAACTGTAAATAAAACCCGTTAGATGTTTCAGCCCAAAAAGTACCTACAGAATAATCATGCTGTGCCTTAGCCTTAGATGCAGTATCCCAACTCCATATATATCTAAATACATGAGGTAACTCTGCTTGAGCATCATAAAACCTAAACCACTCTCTTTTAAATATAGCACTCTCTTCTAATACTGGTTTTTGCTGATACTGCGCTCCCCAAGCCCTAGCACCAATAACACCCCTCTTCCTTTTAAGTGCCTCTTCATCAAATTTCCAAGCCCATAAAGCTTCACCCTCTTTTCTATACTCTTCTTCATTATCCGCAATAGCTGGCAACTTTAACTCAATCCATCCCTCATCTTTCTGCTTTAATAACCTTCCCGCTAAATCATCCTCATGCCACCTAGTCATAGTTAAAATAACCTTGGCATTAGCTTCTAACCTTTGATACGCCACCGTCTGATACCAAGACCAAACACTGTCCCTAGCTATAACACTATCCGCTTCCTCCCCCGATTTATGCGGATCATCTATACAAAGCAAATCCGCTCCCTTACCTACAAACTGAGAGCCTAACCCTAAAGAAAGCAAACCTCCCCCTTGCGCTAACTTCCAATCCAAAACTGAATAACTGTCTTCACTCATATTCACATTAGGAAACATATTAGCAAACGTAGGGCTTCTTACTAAGTTTCTTGTGCTTCTACCAAAGTCCGTAGCCAAACTCTGACCAGCACTTGCTATAGCTACCCTCTTTTTAGGGTTACGACCTAAAAACCAAATAGGAAAAAATATACTAGATAACTGACTTTTGCCATGTCTCGGAGGCATACTTATAATTAACCTGTCAATCTCACCCCTCTCCATAGACTCTAACTTATCTACAATTAACTTGTGATGCCAATTAACATTATAATTATCATGGGATCTTTTAGAAAACTCAAGCAACGACTTAGAAGCAAGCTCCCTAGAAACTAACTCCCTCCTTATATCAAGATTAACTTCCTGTAATGGCTTTGACATCTAACTCCTCTTCCAACTCCATAACTTTAACCTCTTCCGCATCTAACACATTCTGCAACTCTTCCACACTCATCTTACTTAAATCCTGCTTTAAAGTATGTATCACCTTCTTACTCTCACTCCGCTCCGTAGCCTCTCCCTTAAGCAAAAGATCTAACTTCATTACCGTTTCTAAATCCTTAATATCCTTTATCCGTAAATCCCCAGCATCAATATCCTTAAGTGCCCTACCCATTAAACTAAATAAACCCTGCTGGCAAACAGCCTTTACCTCACTATACAAATCCGCAAACTTCTCGTCTATTAAAGCAACAACCTTACTGTCCATAGCCGCAAGCCGTCTCTTCCATCCATAACGGTCATGCCAACTTCTTACCTCACTACCCTTTCTTTTTAACAAAGCAGCTACCTTAGTTAAAGTTCTACCATCCCCCATAGCATACCATAATTGAAATGCTCTTAACTGCTCCCTAGCTAAATCATTAGAAGAAGTAGGTTCCATATATTCTATCGTTGTTTTTTTTAATCGCTTTGACATAATAAATTACTTTAAGATGTTTCTTGACTTTTGACAATATATCTTTTCATTTCTCTCTATAAAACACAACTAACCTTTAATTACTTTCATTAACTTCTATTAACTTTAGATTTCAAAAATAATGCGTTTTTTTAATTTTTAAAATTAACTTTCACTAACTTTAGTTCTGAGTTTGATATCCGAATTTTTATAATTAACTTTCACTAACTTTAGTTCTAAATTTAATATGCGAATTTTTGGAAAGAGGG